TTCCAGCGGTGCCCTACCATCTAAAATAAACTCGATTGTATCGGGAGTGATAACCTCCGTCAAAATGCTCTCTCCCCTTATATTCCCTAAATCGTCATAAATCGGAAGATGATGTTTTATGTAAACTTTACTATATCCGCCGTTCAAGGGGTCGGAGATAACCGAGACATCCTCCGGAGGAATAAAAACTAAATCAAAATCCACTTCTTTTGTAAATTTATTTTTTCTCCTCTCTATCCTAACAAAGCAATCCCCATCCCGTAGGGTGTTTCTGTGTATCCTGATAAACTTCCCCGCCCATTTGTTTTCAATCCTATCAAGTTCATTCTGTAACTCTACATTTTCATGCCGAAAGTGCGGAATACCCATAAATCCTACTGTCGTATTGATAATGGGTTTTGCAAATCCTGCCCCTAACTTGTACTTTTCATTTGTGTTATTGTAAAGTTCCCTCGCTAATTTATAATTCACCTTGCTTGTATCGAGAGTATACCCCAGCCAGGGAAGAGAAACTGCATAAGGGGTTTTTAGCACTGATATCTCCCCTACAAATCTATTAATTAGTTTTCTTAACCAATTGTTTTTACTCATAGAATTTTGCCTCCTTCACGACTTTAATTAAGTCCCCCTTACTCAATGTTTTCGACCTCGTGTATAGAGCATACCTAAGCGCATCAACCGCATGGTCATATTCCTTAACGGGTTCGTCCTTCACCTCGTCATTTTGCATCTTCCATCTGTAGTTTTCTATCTCGTCTATCAGATTCACTACTCCCCTGAATACAAATAAACGATTACTCCTTATGTAAGAAGTCACGACTGATATTCCCGCCAGAACGTCATTATCAGCAGGTAGTGCATTAAATCCATTAACTTTTAAATTTTTTATAAATGCGGGCTCAGATGGGTCTACATAAACAGCATCTATATTTTCCCCATCTGTCATTTCCTTTAAGTCCCTTACCACCTCATCAGTTGTCTTATATCTCTGATAATATTCCCGATATATATAAGCAACCCCATCCTTATTTATTGCAATAAATACAATCGCTGTCGGGTTGTTGTATCCTATATCTACTCCAGCAATCCTTGTCCAATCTCCCGGAATATCGAAGGGATCTACGATATGAGCTGATGAGAAATCTGGATAAACCATGCCCTCCGGACGCACAAACTCCCCGAGGTAAAACATCCTAAACTTCCACTCAGGTAAAAGTTTTCTCGCCCTCTCGAACTCCTCTTTGGGATAGAAAGGGTTTTGTATTGATGCGAATTGTATAACCTCGAAGTCTTTATTCCCCGCCTTCCACTGATCATAAACCTCAGTCTTGAGCCATCCCAAATTATAAGGTGTGGTAGTTATCAATATTCGTCCATCCTTTGCTCCGACACGTCGCTTCACCACGTCCCAAGCCTCTCTTCGCATCTGCCCCGCCTCATCCATCCACGCACTATTTACGTGCACACCCTCGAGTGAGAAGGGTTTATCTGCACTACCGAAATAAATCCTCGTGCCGTTTTTCAGCGTCATCGTTCTTTCTGTCACTTTATACTCAGCAATCATATTTAGATTTTCAAAAAAGTTTTTTACCCCCGGAAGCACTACCCTCTGGAACATCATATAGGTCGGAGCTATAACTAAAACCTCCTCCGCCCTTCTGTTTAAAATCTCCCTCATGAGCCAAACCGGCCCTAAGTAAGTTTTTCCGCTTCCCGTTCCCGCTATAACAGCAATATATTTTGCCTTACTCCTCAGCGCTTTCTCTTGTCCTTCATGTAGTCTTATCTCAACTTGTTTCCTCTCGCTTTGCTCAATCATCGTCGTCATCGAATCCCTTAATGATTATCTCGATTTTGGGTTCGTAGACCTCCTGAGTAAGCTTTTCGATCAGATCGTTATTTTGTAAACTTTTAGTCGCTGAATCATAAGCTTTAATCGCTTCCGCCGTGCTCTGAAATCCATTCTCCATAATAAACTTATAAGCAAGCTTTATGATGTTTATATCCATTATCGCCTTATTGCTTTTTACCTTTCCTATCTGCTCCTTAAACTGCTCCTCTTTTGTTTTCTTTTCGTCCTTTTTTGCGATCAGTTCAGCTACTCCATACCTTACCCCCTCATCCCATACCTTGTCCCAGCCATATTTCTTAGCCCAGTTTGCAATAGTCCTGTATGTGAAATTTTTGTGAAATTTTTGTGAAATTTCTGCTTCAATCTCTCTTAGAGAATATCGATGATTGCCTTCTTCATCAGGAGTTAGATATAGCTCTTTAGTATACTCAATAATTTCTTCTTTCTTGTTTCTACTCATTTATCTTTTCAGCCTTCCTTCCTGTAAATTTTTCATATCTATCAATTATGTATTGACAATATAGAGGTTCAATTTCCATCATATAACATTTCCTTTTTAGAGTTTCACATGCAATAAGAGTAGAACCAAGCCCTCCAAACAAATCCAGTACCTTATCCCCTCTCTGTGAAAAGTGCCTTATAAATGCTTGAGGGAATAAATTTAGTGTTGATATATCTCGCAGAGAATATCGATGATTTCCCTCTTCGTCGGGGGTCAAATATAATTCTTTTGCATATTCAATTATCTCTTCTTTGCCCACTTTTTTCTTTCTACCCATTACTCTTCTACCTCCTGAACTAGCTCTGCCTTCTCTCCTGTCTCCTCCTCCCATCTTGCAAGAATAATATCTACATATTCCTCCTTAAGCTCACTTATCTTTTTCTTTTTTATTCTAAGTTCCTCCACTTACTTTCACCGCCTTTTTCCCTGTGAATTTCTCCCATTTTTTTATGATCACTTGACAGTAGTATTCATCAAGCTCCATCATGTAGCATCTTCGCCCCAATTGCTCCGATGCGATCAACGTTGATCCTGAACCGCCGAATAGGTCTAAGACTATCTCGCCCCTCCTTGTGCTATTTCTTATCGCACGTGCTGGAAGTTCCACGGGCTTCTGTGTGGGGTGCATATATTCGAGCACGTTATCTTTGTCTACCTCCCACACGGTGTCCTGCCCCCTATCATCGATAAAATAGGGTTTCTCACGCTTCCAACCGTATGATATAACCTCATGCCTACTCCAGTAGTGTTGCCAGCCCATTGATGCCACGTTTTTAACCCATATTAAGCTCGCACTTCTTGTCCAGCCCATCGCTAAGAATAATTCATGAAAAGGAATAGCATTCATCCCCGCGTCGCCGTGACATATATAAATCGCCCCATCGTCCTTTAATGCAAAATTTATATTTTCACCTACTTTAAATAGAAATTTCTTAAACTCCTCTGGGGATAAATTATCATTTTCTATCTCCTTAAAATTCTTAGTCTTGCTTCGGCTTGAATATCCTACATTGTAGGGGGGATCTGTAAAAACCATATCTGCCTTTTCCCCCGCCATGAGTTTTTTCACATCTTCCAAAGAAGTTGAATCGCCACACATCAACCGATGATCCCCTAAAACATAGATATCTCCCCGCTTAACAGTGACTTCTATATCTTCCTCATCATCGTAAGCGCCCTCATCTACCTTTATCTCTGAGTCTTCCAGAAAGCCGATCTCATCATCATCAAACCCAGTCAATTCCAGATCTATCGAATCTATATCTTCTATAAAACTTTTTAATAGATCTTCGTCGAACTCACCTACAATTTTATTTAAAGCTAAATTCAACGCTTTTTCTTTACTTTTAGGAAGGTCTACTACAACTACTTCTACTTCTTTTATGCCAAGTTCTTTTAATGCCTTAAGCCTTTGGTTCCCTCCTATCACTTCATTTTCTTTATTAATTACAAGAGGTTCTACAAAACCAAACTCTCTAATTGATTCTTTTAGCTTTTCAAGTGTCTTTTTACTTATTTTTCTTGGGTTCCCAGGATAATACTTAAGTTCACTAACTTTTCTTTTTTCTATTTGCATAAATAATCCTCCATATGTTAAGTCTTCCCTTATTTAGAGTATACTTATTATGAGTGAAAACTGGTTGATAAGAAATGTATACAAAAG